GAAATAGAGGGAGCCAGCTTCCGCAGAGCGGTCTTGGTGCCCAGAATGGTAGCGGTTCTACCACCGGCAGCGGCCTCCACATGAGCAATCAGCTCAAGCAGAGCGTCCTCGCTGTAAGTGCCCGCAGTGGGGAAGTACACAGCGCCGCCGAAATCGGTAGCAGTCGCATTGACCCACACGGAATAAATGTCGTCCAGCAGACGCTTCTGCATGGACTCGGTAGCCTTGTTGATCATATAGTTGAAATCAACACGGCCCGCCAGAATACGGTTCAGCTCCTCATAGATCTTCACGGCCTTCAGGGAGGTCGGCAGTTCCTGAGTGCTGTAACCTTCAATTCTCTGACGCCGGATGCCCTGAGTGCCCTCGGCAATCTCGGCCACATAAAAGAGGTTGGAATCCTCCACCTCGAAAATGTTTTTGTCGCCCAGAGCCAAATTCCGGAAATCGACAAAATTCATAAAGAAGTCATCCTGTTTGCGTTCGGTGAATATATTTGAGTGTAATTATTTTAAGCTACTGTATTGTGATTCCAATCTCGTGGCGGAGTTGTTAACGTTTTTTGGGCGCTCCAATGATAGGCAACATAACGATTGTATATGGTAGAATACTTTAAACCTGTAATATCTGCCCATTCGGCAATAGTACGCTGTACACCATCCAGGTCAATAACAATATTATTTCGCCTATTATTACATTGCATCTTTTGGTCAACCCATCTGCAATTCTCCGGAGAGTAATCGCCGTTAACATTTACACGATCAATACTCAGGGTGTCATTGTAACCATTAGTACGCGCCCATTCTCGAAATGATAAATAGTCGCTATCCCATTCTGAACAGACACAAATACCACGGCCGCCATAATCTGCATAGTCTTGGCTGGCCGGATTATTGCAGCGCTTACGCATTGCCATCCAGATACGATACAAACGAGTACATGATTCGCCATGAGTACTTTTATATTGCATTTCCGCCAGTGTTTCGAGGTGTAAACATCCGCATGATCTTGTATCGCCTTTGCGCAAATCTTGCGTTGTCGCTACAGTTGTGTTCCCGCAATCGCATTGACACTTCCACAACTTCCTCTTAGAACCACCAGCCGTAAAGCGCTCTCCAGCTCGTTCTAAAACCAAAAGTCTCCCGAAACGTCGCCCGGTTAAATCAATTGCTGCTGGCAAAACCAATCTTCCTTTCCTTCAAAAACACACACTCAAATATAAACGGCTCGTTACGCCGCACCAGCTTTCGCTTCTCAGCCTTTCAGCTGAGCACAGATCATATCTTCACCCCATAAGGGTGCCTACCACTTCGACCGCACTTGCGGCCTACTCCCGCTCCCGGGATGATCGTTGAACGTTCTTCTATTCGAAGCTTCGCTGCTGATTGTCCATTTCACAGTGTTTAGGGTTTGACCATGCACCATCTTGTAATTTCTTTTTGCTTTCGCCGCATTCGCGCCTACGCCTTTTTCATCGTTACGCTGTAGCATTACAAGCTTTAGGATTTTCCAGCAATTCAGTAGGTTTCTTTTCGAACACATTACTGTGAACGTGAGCTATGTCCAAAGGCTTTCGCCTTATTCTTTAACTCTGCAGACCTTCGACCACAGTACGAGACAGAACTTCCTCAATCAGCGCAAACAGACCGTTGCACTTGCCGTCGCGGATATTCTTGTAGCTCAGAGTAGTAGAGCCGCCGTTGGCCTCAATCAGAGCCTCACGAAGGAGCTCGTTGGACTGGGCGGTAGAATAGTTCTCAACGTTACCATGGAAGTTATCAACGGCAACTTTAACAATATCTTTCATATCAGCCATTATTACGCACCTCCTTCTTAGACGTTGACTTCAGTGGGATCAATCTTGATCGCATAAAAGGTGTACTTACCAGCAGTCTCAATGTGGACGCACTCGCCAAGACCAGTTCCGCCGGCATCGATCTTGCCGCCAGCGCCAATGCCAACCTTGCCGCCAACAGCGGGAACAACCTTATTTACAAAGCCGTCAGCAGTCACAGAGAAAATGTTGCGGCTGCGGGGAATGTAGCCTCGAACTGCCTTACCAGCCTCATTGATGTACTCATCCAAGGAGCGCTTCCGCTCGTCATACATCAGCTCAACGCCGGCGACAATGGCACAATTATTCAGCTTAGACTTAGAAGTTGCGGGAAACGCCATCATCACTTCGCGCTGATCCTCACCATGTGCCCCCAGACATTCGCTGGTTTCATAACCCATTAATTCAACAATAGTGCCATTCTCCACTGCACCGACAGCTTCTCCATTGGGATAGAAGCGCAGAGACACAAGGTCGGCAGGCTGCTTTACACCGGACATGTCGTCCGTACGAATAACACAATAGCTCATGTACATTTTCCTCCTTAATCAGATTTATTTATTGTCGGGGAAGATACCATACTCCTCGAAGACGCCGTTGTATTTATCCTTCTTGGGCGTCTTATTTGCGGTATCATCCACCTTAAGTTTCGGCGCGTGGGACGCCTTAGAGAACGTAAGCTTCGTGGCATTGCGACCACGGATCGCGTAACACTTCTCCTCCAGATCCTCGATAGAGAAATCCAGGGCATGGTTGCGCAGTTCCTCAAAAGACTCCACACCATCCAAATCTTCAAACTGGGAGAACACCTCATCCCGCTCGGCCTGCGCCTGGGCGGATTCAGCATTCTGTTTAAAGGTGCGCAGCTCACCAAGCTCAACCTCATAAGAGGCGATCTTGTCGGAGGCGGCCTGGTACTTTTCTGCCCACTGCGCATCATTTTCACCGTACTTCTCTACGGCATTTGCAAAGACTCCTGCAAACGGGACAGACTGCTCGCCCTCATCAAACGGGACAACAGCCCACTTCATGCGCTGCTTGCTGTCAGGGGCAATCACAGCATGGTCTCCGTCCATAGAATAGGCAAAGCCATACAGATTCCAGTCCGTAGTGTCCACAGCATAGACCTCGGATGCGTCTTTGTCGTAATCGACAAAGTAATACTTCGGCATCTCGCCGAAGGAGGTCTCCACCATTTCGCTCTCAACGGCAAGCACAAGCTCGTCGCGGAGCTGGCTCTCCAGCGCAAAATTGGCATTCGGTTCCGGGTCGGCAGCGGGCTCAGAATCAGTAGGCGTCGCTGTCATAGCGGTAAACTTTTCACGCAGCTCATCTACAGTAAAGTCATTCAGCGCAAAGTCCAGTGAATCAACATCAATGCCGAACTCTGCGGCCAAAGCGATTTTCTCGTCCAATACCTTCTCTCCTCCTTCCATTAAGTTTTGATCTATTACAACCTCGGTTGAGGGTTGTACCATAGCAAAAGATTCTTTGAATTCCTCCATCATGCGGGAGAACTCCTGAGAAACGTCATCAAGCTGATACATGTGAATTGCAGCATCCTCGAAGCACGGCTTAATGCCTTCGCCCAACAGGCAGAACGCAGTGAACACAAAATCTTCGATTACGAAGACTCCGTCCTTCAACTGGCCGGACTTGACATTGATCTCCATAGACTGCGCCTCCACACCGTCTTCGGACAGCTTTTGGTAGGCGGGGGAGCGCTTCCAGATGATCACATCTGTAGAGAGATACTCATGCTCGGCTCCATCCTCTCCAGTCTTGGTGACCCAATATACGTGGGCACCATTTGGCACCACTCCTACTGCGCTTGTCTTGTTGATTAGCTTAATAGAGCCGTCATCCGTCTTGACCAGATCTACATCATGTCCGCCGATAGAATCATCGTAAACATCGTAGTTGCACACGACCGGGCAGTTATACATGGTCGGGATCGCGCTTTCGAGCACACTCCGACTGATACTGGAACGGTTCTGGTTCACGCCTGTATAGCAAATCAGTAAAGATGCAGACGCAAATGACTCGTTAACCTCAGTGAAATTCTCAATGGATGAATCAAATTGGAGCTTCATCGTATCCATGGGATTCACCACCTAGATATAAAAATGCCCCGCCGCAACAGCAGCGAGGTCAGAAGCTTATAATATTCGAATTGATATAACGGAACTCGTCAGTTGAAAATTCATAAATTGATGGATTCTCGAACACCCAGAGCCCGTTCCGCTCATCATGCTTTAATAGGGTAAAGCCACGAGCCAATAATTTATCGCAAGCCTCTTGTTGAAATACATAGATAAATTTGGCTATGTTTTCCATTTCAATTCCCTTCGTTCCATATTACTGTTGTTCCCGCGTAGCTTCCCCGGCATCAGTCAGCTCATCAATATCCTTTTCCGGAGCGCCACCATTAGCCGTAGCACCATTACCATCAGATGAGATAGTTGCCGAACTTTGCAACGGTTGGAAGACATCTGTCAGCCCCAGCACATCGTTCTCAAGGAAGCTCATGCTATCAAGCTCGGCCTGCGCCAAGCCTTGCGTTGCGGCATACATGCTGATTGTCGGGAACCCGTATTGTACAGCTTTAAGATAAGAATCGCCCATCTCGGTACGGTTGTACGGAGAGGTGTCCAAAAATGTGACCTTAAAGTACTTCCCGTAATTCTTGCTCTGAATAAAGCGGTTTACCATGTCCTCGATGCGTTTGACCACATTGTAGCAAAGCATCTGGTCGGCCTTAATGGAAAGCAGAAGTGCGCTTCCCGAAGCTCTGGCATTGTTGAAAAGCAGCGCCGATACACCCGCCGCTGTAAACAGATTCTGTTCTGCCGCCGCGATCGTGTCATCGTCTCCAGTATTAGACTTCTCAAAGGATATCTTCTCAATCGGCATTGGGGTCAGCACAGAGCCGACCTCTTCCGGCAGCACCTCGTCCAGGTTGTGATAAAATTGCTTCGCCTGCTCCAGAGGGATCTGCCAGTCGCCATCTTCATTGATTCCGAGGTTCACCACCAGCATCGCGTAATTCTCAATGGCGGTCTTGGCTAGCTTCATGTTGCGGTATTGGTCAATATCAAAGACCTCGCGCAGTACACCAGCCAGCGGCGGCATCGCATAGCGCAGAATATCGCCGTTTGCTTTGATCGCAAAGGAATTAGGAGAGTCCAGCACCTGCCATCGCAAATGCCTGGGATCTTCTTTGAAGGCATTGTAGCGAGCCGTAAATTCTGGAGGGTAGAACTCCAGCAAGGGTTCACGGCCGTTCCGGGCAAAGTACATAAAGTCAAAGGTAACGTTCGGCACATTACCCTCAACCTCTGTGATCTTGCAGTAATCAGACGGAAGCTGCTGAATTGTGATATTATCCGCCGCTTCCCAGATCGTGCCATAATAAACATCCTCCCGGAAGCATACGGTTAAAATCTGTCGGAATTGTGTTTCCACATTCATAAGGGACATCAAGTTCATGACCCGCCGATAGTTCCGCTGGATCGTCGCCACGTTAGCTTTCTTGGGGTCTACGCGATACGGAGAGATCACATAAGCCAAATCAGACAGCCCCGCGAAATACAGCACAATGCGCCGGAAGTGCGGACTTGCGTTGTAGATATACTGTACCGCATGGCGCAGTTGGCGCTCATACCGTTCCGGATCGGCCAGATATTTAGCGATATCATCCTTCGTGTATTTATAGAACGGCCGCCGATGGTAACGCGTGGTATAATCGTTCAGATCTTTGAGAATGACTTTATTTAAAGCCGCATAGTCCTGCGGGAACCTTGCAATATCCTTTGCGTCAAAAGACAGCTGCGGTTTCTCTGGGGAAGGGAAGACCTTTTCATCGCTCATTTTCTCACCTCCCGGTTACATTATCTTCGGAGCGCGGAACATGAAAATATCATCCCCGTTGTTCTCCGTGTTACGCCGGCGGTTCAACCGGCCTTCCAATATGGTCGCTACATAATAGTTATAGCTAAGGCTCGAATAGCGGTCCTTCCGCATACCAGCCTTTTCAGAAATTTTAATACGCCCGCCAGACTCCTCATGCTCCAACCGGATCAGCTCGTCAATCAGCAACGTCGTGTTTACATACGGAAGCTGGAGCCGCACCTTGTCCGATTCAGATAACTTGTTGTACCCGGGCAGCTCGCCCAACAATTGGTCAGCATCGTACTCTGTAACCAGCAGGCGGATCTTACCGCTCTTGAAGCCTTCACGGAGAAGCACCGCACAATCCGAGTTCATGGCAGCATTCGCCTTGATAGACCAAATAACCTTCTCGGCACCGGGGACAGAACAACGTTCTGCCATAGATGTATCGTTGACACACGAAAGGGCAGGGTAGACCTCCCCGGAATCCCGGTCGACCATATCACGTGCCAAAGCATCGAAACAGCCAAGGCCAACGCCATTGGTATCTAGTACGATGTAGTCGCAGTTGAATTCATCGTACAGCTTTCTAATGATCAACGCCTGATCCTCTGTGTGAAGACCTTCGCACGATTCAGAATAGATAACATTCACAACATATCGTCCGGCCTTGGTCGGCATAAGCTGCGTGATAAAAATAGCAGTGGCGTCATTGTTATGTTTCCTGCTGGACATCAGCGCGATATCGGCAGAGAGAATTCTTTTCTCGCCGTTCACCTTCGGAACAATACGCACCTTGGCATTATTGCCGACCTTATTCGCCAGTCGGTCCGGCAGCATCGGATACTTGATCTTTCGGTTCTTGGCCACCGTAGCAAAATCAAAAAAGGTACCGTCACCGGTACCAATCCATTTCGCTTCGTATTCCATTGCAAACTTTAGCTCGTTGAAATCGGACTCTGCCATTTCATCCAGTACTGTGTCTTCATCCAAAAGCCCTTCGGTAATGGACAGCTGATATGGGAAGCCACAGACGAACTGATGCTTGGTGTCATCCAACATAAACTTACAAGTATCTTGGCACTTTAAATATGACCAGTGATCTGCGAAATACGCAGAGCTCAAATAGGCGGTCACATTCTTTTCTTTGCTATATTCAGCCATGCGTTCCTCTTTAGTGAGGCTCGCATACTTTGGCATCCGGCGCTGCGTCAGGAATTTGCGCAGGACGGTATCAATAACATCCTTTGAAATCAGACGGAACTCATCTAATAATAGAACGTTTGCCCTATTGCCTCTCGCCGAATCGCTGGCCGTAACGACCTTAATATACGATCCGTTCTTAAAAACAATCTGAGCGTTTGTTCCATTTATCTTTGTTTGCTTATCATCTATCTCAGCAGCAAGCTCCTTTGACATTGGTCGGAGCTCCAAAATTATCTTTTCGAGGACGTTTATCGATTGCCCACGCGTTCCCGACGCAATACATATCTTTGTGCCCGGGTACAAGATACACCGCACACAACAATAAACAGCAGAGATAAAAGTCTTGCCAATGCCACGGGCAGCGCACACCACAACCGTGGAACACAGCATCATCATGATAATCAGGATCTTCTGGAACAGCCTAAGATCTAGATGGAGATAGTCTGCACAGAACCGATGCGGATTGGCGCGGTAATATGCCGCCCAGTGCGCGGCACCCTCCATAATCAAATCACGACGGGACTTCACTCTCATGGATCATCACCACCAGATTCGAAGATGTCGTTGAAAAATGCCTCATCATCTTCATCATCGAATTCTGGGCGCTCGATTCTCCGCCTGGCTATCTCTTCTTCGTAAAGCTTACAGTAAGTATTCTTAATATTCAGCATGGAGCAGAGGTGCCCCAGGAACCAGATAGAAATGTAACGTATAATACCGTCCACGTCCTCAAGCTCTGGGTCTACCTTCGGTACTGGCCGCTCATTCTCCCACCGCCGGATCCACACACCGAACGGTGTGTTCTCCATCCCGGCGTCTCCGGTATCAGTCTGCTGCGCTGGCTTTAGGTTCATACTACCTAGGAGCGCATTCAGCTGATTGATATTCTTATCAATTGCTTTGCCCTGCGCACCATCTCTAGCTATGGTCGTTTCCAACAAGCAGATCTGTTTATATAGCGACCGCCGAGCCGGATCTTCTACTTCGCCGCCGTCCGTCCATTCAGAATAGCGGCGCTCCAGCTCTTCATAGAAATCATATGTATACCCCGGCCCCCAGAACTCAATAATCCGTTGCTCTACAACCGGCTCCGGTTCTGGCTCGGGCAGCGCTTCCGTCTCTGTGATTGGAATGTTGGCATTGATATTTGCCTCGGCCTCGTCACGCAAGGTGTCATCAAAGGTCTTATCGATAAAGCGAACCAAATTGCACTTCCCAATGTATGCCCGCATTTTAGACATTGACCCGGTAGCAAGTTCCGCCATCTTCCAGACGTCCTCGCTCCAGTACAGATCCATCTTCATACACATATGGCGCACTGCATCCCGTTCCTCATCAAACTGAGAGCAGTAATCTTTATACATCTTATCCACGCATTCTGAGCAGAAGGGAAGATACCCATTGCCCCGGTAAAGCGGGCTGTGGCTCACAGGGAAGAAACCTTTTTGCCGGGAGTAAGCAGTGCCACAACGGCAACAATAAAACTTTTGTGTCCGCTCAGGCTCCGCTATTGTTTTCTCTACGCGCTTGCGCTTGGGCGGTGTCGCCAAATTACATCAGCCCTCTCTCAACATCATCGTCGTAGAGCTTGACCGCAGTCTTCATCCGCTGCCCCGGCGTAAACCGCACAGCAGAATGCTCGGGGACAACCATGTCTTCGCCATTGTACGGATTCACACATCTATGAGCAGCACGCTGCACTAGATCAAACTGTCCAAATCCATAGATGGAAACACTATTGCCATTGCGCAGATTTTCCAGAATCATATTAAGCGTGTCATCCACAGATTCAGTAGCAGACTTTTTTGTGTAGCCATATGTCTTAACCATTTGTGTAATTAATTCACTTCTATTGATCTCCATTATTATTCTCCTTCGTTTCAATTCCTTTTGTTCATAAATCGTTCAAAGATGTTTCTTCTTGGACAAAAATATCCCCATTCTTGAAGTGCGCACTTAGTACCTCTTCTTTCGACAGATCTAGATATGTACTCCGCAACAGAGAGGCATCCTTCCAGCCAATCATTTCCACAATGACGCCATCTGGGAGCCCGGCCTGAGAACACGCAGTACAGAATTTATGCCTGGTGCTATGCCAATAGAAATCGCGCCCCGTCATAGCCGAAAAGGTGTTAGCCCAAGAATTCATCGTCGTAAGCGGCAGGCATTCCGCCGGATCGGTGTGAGAAGGGAACAGCCACTCAGACTGAATCCCGCGCCGCTCCCGCTCCGCCATCCACGCTTCGAGGTATGGCTTAAAGCGTTTCGCTAGGGTAAAGCAGTTCAGCATTTTGTTACCCTTGGTCAACAGCGGGTCGCTCTGGTATAGTGCACCGTCGCAGACAAGATGGTCGTCATCGAAATCTCGAACCTTAAACCTGCACAGCTCCGCCTTACGCCTGCCACCATAAACAGCAAGCGCCAGCATGCATGCTTTTTCATATTCATGCATTTCCATAAGCCGAGACAGCAGACCCTCGATTTCCTCGTCTGACCACACGGTCTTTTCTCTGGCCGCAACCAGCGGCGGATCTTCAATCTTGCGGACAATGGATCTATAATTGTCATAGTCCGGCTCATCCTCCGAGAGGATGTTCTCACAATAATTCGAAAGCGAGCTCATTGCGGATTTCAGCCGCCGCACACGAGCGGGGCTGTTTCCATGATCGTAGATCAGCCAATTCTGGTAAGCGATGACGTCACGCTTCGTAATATCTTTGAAGTCTTTATTCTTGGCGTGCTGTAAAATCCACACCATCAAAATGTTTAAATCAGATCTATACTGTTTAATCGTGCCCTCACTCCGCTGGACGGCACGCAGATAGTTCAGAAAATCTTCCAAGAGTTCCTTATTGTCGGGATTGACCTTTGACAGAAGCTCTGGGGATGTAATTGAATTCATCTTTGTTTTGCGCCCCGTAAAGGCCACCCCCTCAAATATGTCATTTTCGCCCGAGTATACTCAGCAATTTCAGAATTCAAATTTTACCTATGCTCGGATACCCGGAAAACATTGCGATCTATTTTCCCCTGAGTATACTCAGCAGTTTCAGTCCCAGAATTGATTCTGGGCAAGCTTTCTCGGATTATCTGCACCGCAGGTGGTACTCGGCGTCCACGCCATCTGCCTCTGTAACAATCAGCATCAACTGCTCCGGAGTTGAATAAAGGCGCTTGCCGTTTGCGTAGTCATCTGCCCCGCACAACGCGCCGCAGATCATAGAATCCACACCCAACTCTTCAAAGCTCTCTCGATGGTGCTTATCCGCCAGCAGGACACACTCGATGTCTACGCCGTGAACCTTCTGGAACACCATGGGTAACAGCCGGGTGGAAGACTTCACGCTATCCAGATCACCGTGGCTGGCACAAATGCCGTGCCCTGCAACGTCCAGGAAAATGAACTCATCGTCGCGTTCGGGCTGAATCAGGACGTCCTGCCGCCCTTGGAATCTCTGTTGGAGCCACCACGGAATGATCCGCTCCATGTTGTCCCGATGAATGCTGTCCTCCTTCTTGGCAACGCTGCGCCCGTGGTTACCATAGGTGCAATACACGACGGTCTCTTCGACGCAGCTGCTCAGCGCGTCAATCGTCTGCGCCAATAATTCGGACACCTGCATAAGCTGGTCGCACGCCAGCTCAGAGGAGGCCACTCTGGCACTTGTGTGAATGATCCCGTGGCAAGCGTCGCCGAGCATCACAACGTGCAGCTTTGAACAGCGATGAGACATCAACCGCTGCTTTGCTTTGGCCACGATCTGTGCAATACGCTCTTTGCAGATCTCCGTGTTATAAGAATTCCAAATGTTATCTGCGACCATGCCGTAGTGCCAGTCACATAATACCAATACAGCCTCCGTGTCACTGTCTGTCATGAGGAGCGGATCGCGCCCGGCGAACATCGGACCGATGGTCTCGCTCAGATGCTCCGCCGCATCTACCAGCCTATCTTCAAGGTGCTCCAAGCGCCCATCCTTCGCGACCAACTTATTGTATTCTCTGCGCTGGTCGGAGAACCGCTGGCGCTCCTTTTGCAGTTCTAAAGTCTTCCGCTCCAGTTCTGCCAGGAGAGAAGAATCGCTGACTGAGGCAACGGCCTCATCATCCAGCATCTGCAGAGTACGCAGACTGCCGTACAGCATCTTTCGCGTGGATTCAGAACTATAGGGCTGGCCATAGACATACTCAGACAGCTCGGCATAATCCACATCGGCCAGTGTCTTATCTACCAGCTTGCCCTCGACCAATCGCTTGTGATGTTCCAGCTCGGTCTCATTCGGCATCTTTTCTAAAGTCAATATTTATTCCCCTTCCGTTCCGGGCGCTTCCAACACCCAGGCCAGATCGGCCACGAAATCATAACCGTCCTGGTCGTCATATCTAAAATCAACAACCTGTACATCGATCGGCGTTGCACCCTCCGGGATATCCGCCAGCCAATTCATTCTTACGTTTACAGACTTACTTGCCATAGCGCTGATACCCCCTGTTCTGATTTCGGTGCTGAACCGGAGCGGGATCTTCGCCGCGCCGGAGCTGACCCAACAGCCGCATCACGCCTTTGGTCTCCTCGCAGTAATAGTGGTGCCGCTTGGAATCCTGCTTCGCCGTCCGCACGATATGGACGTTCGGAAAACGTTGGGTAATAATTTCTTTCTCGTCTTTTGTGATAGCAATCAAAATAGTAACTCCCTTTCATTCTTGGGGGAAATTCTAATTCCCCGTATCATATATAGAATTACTGCAAAAACTCCCGGATCCGTTGCGCTGCAACGGATCCGGGAGTTCGTTTTTTCTTACAGTGTTTTTACGAGCAATATTTTCCTATCTTACGCCCCTCTGTGAGCACCTTCAGTGTTTGCTGATTTTTTATATCCTTCGCACATATGGAGCAGTACTTTGGCCGCCTACCCTCGCTTGTCTTGCGCCGCACAAGTATGCCGCAGTTCTGACAGGCGTAGTAATCGCCGCCGTTCAGTGCGCAGAAATAGTTCCCAAGGCATCTAAAGTCTGACACCAGCACCTCCGCTTCACCGCCCTCATCTGTGAACAATACCTGTACGTTGA